GGGTAATCGAATGCAGAGAATGGATGAACAAAAACTTATTCAAGAAAAAATTAATAGCAGCTTAATTATGACACCATCAACCAGGCTAATTGATTTAACTGTAGGGGAATTTCAGCTTCTCATGAGTGAAGAGCGGGCAAAGATGCTTAAGGAGATACCTAAGCCTGAATCTGATGAATACTTCACGAAGAGCGATTTTATGAAATACTTCAAAGTAAGTCAGACCACGCTGGATAAAATGATCAGGCAGAAAAAGAACCCTGTTCCATTTGATGGCGGCAGAGGAAAGCGCGCCAGGATTCTTAAGTCTGTAGCTGAGAAGTGGTGGAAGGAACACTCAAATGATTATAAGCTATGAACCTGCAGATAAATCCGAGATCAATAAAGCCACTCAGCCATTACATAGTAAGTGGACTGATGGATAAGCTCCGCAGGGATAGTGATTCTGACTTCTGGTTTAATCCGGAATTCTTTGAATCTAAACTCTCTGACCTGGAAACATCGCTGAGATCATTTAGAAAGCTTAAGAAGCATCACAAAAAACAAATTGTCATCAGAAATAACCGAATAAGATAATATGATTGAAAGTTTCGCAACAATAACAAAGAAGATGCCGCCCAAGAAGATAGTAGGCGATTCAGGGCCATACACTCTATTCACATTTGAGGCTGATGTTGATTTCGGGAGCAAAAGAAGACTGGTTGTATTCAGCGCATTTAAAGCCGTAGGCGCTATCGCTGAAAGTTTACTTGTCGGGGAAAAGATAAAAATCGAATGGTATGTGGAAACGAAGTTCCGTGATGAGAATGTGTATAACACCCAGGCGAAAGCCAGCTGGATTCAGAAAATAAATTAACATCTACAAATGACTAAAGACGAAAAGCTAAATCTTATTTTATCTGTGATAGGTGACGATTGGGTAACATACCGCCAGATACACGGAAGGTTAAAACATAAAATAAGTATTGGCGGGATAAGCAAATTGATTTGGGATAACATAGATGAAATAAGAGACAAAATAGAGTGGGAGTCTGAAAAATTCGGAGAAAAATACTTTCAACAAAGAATGATTTTTAAAAAGATAAATAAGTGAATGGAGGAATACAGGATCGGCCAGAAGATGATTCACATAGGCAGGATGGCCGGCAAGCCTCCGATAGCTTATATAGTTGGTGAGCCTGGTGGGTACCTGATCATAATGAGTGCTTCTGAAGACGGATCAGATCCATTCTTTGTACACCGGGCAAAGATGAAAAACAACTGGAAGGATGCTAGGGCACAGAAGCGGAAAAGTAAAGGCGGTCCAGTAGCATTAACAGGGAGACAGGACAATTTATTTCCTGAGCCCAAAACAGTAAGAGAACTGTGGCGGGAAAAGACAATGAGTAAATAACCTTAAATCTATAAAAATGGAAACCTTAAACATCAGTAAAGACAATGCTCTGAAAGCCTTCAATGAAGGATGCTCAGATGTACAAAAAGTACTCAGTAACCTGTTCGGGCCTGAGACATTTAAGCCAAAGAACATTATGGAGCGGGTGAAAACCTATGAAGATGCCTGTAAGGTACTGGGTTTAAATCCATCTGATCAATTACCAAGCACGAATTCAAAAGATGCTGCCGCGATCATTGCTTATGCAAAGTTATTCATAATCGCCCGCGCCCTTAATGAAGGATGGGTTCCAGATTGGAATAACTCAAGCCAGTACAAATACTATCCGTGGTTTGACATGAGGGCTGGTTCCGGCTTTTCGAACGACGTCTACGGTGGCTCGTACACGACTTCGGGTGTCGGCTCGCGCCTTTGCTTTAAGTCTGAAGAGCTGGCAAGATATGCTGGTAAACAGTTTCTATCAATTTATAAAGATGCTTTCACCCTATAACCTATAACCATGAATAAGATCAAAACTTTTAACGATGCCTGTAAGGCCCTCAAACTCGATCCAAAGAAATTACCAATAGTTACCGGAATACCAGCAAAGGATCGCAAAGCAATCATAGCTCATTATAAACTGGTGATCATTGCCCGTGCTCTTAATGCCGGCTGGAAACCGAACTGGAAAGACAGCAATGAATATAAGTATTATCCATGGTTTTGGATGGACAAGGCTGGTTCCGGCTTTTCGTACCACGACTACGCTTACTCGTTCACGTCTTCGGGTGTCGGCTCGCGCCTTTGCTTTAAGTCGTATGATTTAGCTGTGTACGCCGGCAAGCAATTTAAATCTCTATACAAGGAATATTTTCTCCTTTCAAAATAGATCAGTGAAGGTTGTATGCTGCGTGAGCGGTTGTTAGGCTAGTTCCAGCTTTTCGAACAACGACTACGATAACTCGAACACGAATTCGAATGTCAGCTCGCACCTATGCACAATGATGTTGCAGTGTAAACCTTGCCAACATGGCAAAAAACAACTTTTTATTAAAGGGCGCTGGTACCTATGGGAACGCGACCGGAATAAGCAAAGGCATGAAACGATTAAAAAACTTATACGAACAAATCTACAGCATTGATAACCTTTACCTGGCTGATCAGAAGGCAAGGAAGGGAAAGCTCGGCCAGTATGGTGTCCAGCTCCATGAAAGGGATCAGGATGCCAACATCTGGGCGCTTCACCTGATGCTGAAGAATAAGACGTATAAGACATCTGCCTATACCACATTTACGATTTACGAACCAAAGGAGAGAGTAATATTCAGGCTCCCATACTTTCCAGATCGGATCACACATCATGCGGTAATGAATATCATGGAGCCTATTTTCATCTCCACATTCACTGCTGATACTTACAGCTGCATTAAAGGCAAAGGCATACATGCCGCAGCTTATGCAGTCCGGAAGGCATTGAAAGATGTTGCCGGTACCCAATACTGTCTGAAGCTGGACATTAAGAAGTTCTATCCGAACATTGACCATGCAATTCTAAAACAGCTTTTACGCCGGAAGATTAAAGATCAGGATCTTCTCTGGCTTTTGGATGGAATTATTGACAGCGCGGAAGGTTTGCCGATCGGTAATTATCTGAGCCAATACTTTGCGAATTTCTACCTCACCTATTTTGATCATTGGATTAAAGAACAAAAGGGTGTAAAGTATTACTTCCGCTATGCCGATGATCTGGTAATACTCTCAGATAATAAACCGTACCTGCATCAGGTCCTTTCTGAGATCACAGAGTATCTGAATAATGAATTAAATCTCAAGGTAAAGGATAACTATCAGATTTTTCCAGTGCAGGCTCGGAGCATTGACTTTGTAGGATACTGCTTCTATCACACGCATACGCGGCTTAGAAAGACCATCAAAAAGAATTTCGCCAGGATGCTTTCCAGAAGAAAGAATCGTGAATCAATAGCCTCTTATACAGGCTGGGCAAAGCATTGTAACAGTAAACATTTATTGAAAAAATTATTGAATGAAACAGTTTAAAGATTTTGGAATAAAGTCATCTGTAAAATCATTACAGGGTGAAAAGATTTCGATTAAAAAAGTGATCAACAAAGAGGTTTCAGTGCATGATTATATCATCGCACCATCGAAATATCCTGATAAGGGAAACGGCAAATGTCTACACCTCCAAATAAATATGGGAGTAGAAATGCGGGTATTGTTTACTGGGTCAGGGTATTTAATGAATGCTATTGAGCAGGTACCAAAGGAAAGTTTTCCGTTCAGTGCAACCATAGAAGAAATTAATGAACGATTTGAATTTAGATAACATGACACACACATTTGAATCAGACCAAGCCTATAAACGGTTTCTTGAGCAGAAGAGGCATACTTCTAATAATTATGGAATAAAAGCAGATTATCTACCTGATAGAATGTTTGATTTTCAGAAGTATGTTGCTAGTCATGCAATAGAAAAAGGCAGGTGTGCTGGCTTCATTGATACGGGCCTGGGTAAAACTTTAATCGAATTAACGGTAGCTAAGAACTATTTGCTGGCAACCAATAAAAGGGTTCTGATAATTACACCCCTGGCAGTTGCCTTCCAAGTAATTGATGAGGCTGAAAAATTTCAGATTGATGATGTGGGATATTCAAAAGATGGCCGGTTCAATTATAAGATTGTGGTATGCAACTATGAAAGGCTGTCCCATTTCAATCCTTCAGACTTCGACTGTGTTATCCTGGATGAAAGTTCAATTCTGAAAAACTTTGACGGCGCTATCAAGCAGCAAATAACAAGTTTCCTGAAGAAAGTAAAGTATAGATTTCTTTTTACAGCAACACCTTCACCGAATGATTTCATTGAATTAGGGACCAGCTCAGAGGCCTTGGGGTATATGGGATATACAGATATGCTCGGGAAGTTCTTTAAGAATAACGAGGATACTGTTTCTCCAATGAACATTGGTACGGAGTGGGTTCTAAAAGGCCATGCCAAAGAAGCTTTCTTTAAATGGGTTTCCGGCTGGAGCATATCAATGAGAAAGCCGTCCGATCTGAATTTTGATGACAGCAAGCACATATTACCAGAGCTTCAGGTCAATTATAATTCTGTCAAGAATGATAAGAATATGGTGATCAATGGACAGGTCATGTTATTCAATGAAATAGCCAGACGGATGGCTGAAGTGAGAGAGGAAAATAAATTAACAATTCAGAAAAGATGTGAGAAGGCTGTGGACTTAGCAAGTCAGCACGAAGGCACTGTTTATTGGTGCAATCTAAATAATGAAGGGGATCTCATTCAGCAGATTGATAAAGATGCTTATCAAATTAAAGGAAGCCTGAACCTTGATAAGAAGGAGGAAATGCTTCTAGCATTCTCAAGAGGCGAAATTAAAAAACTCATCACGAAGCCAAAAATCACAGCATTCGGTCTGAACTGGCAACACTGCAACCATACAGTGTTCTTTCCAACATTCAGTTATGAGCAGTATTACCAAGCCATAAGGAGGTTCTGGCGATTCGGACAAAAGAGAACCGTGATCGCGGATCTGGTATTCTCAGACGGTCAGAAAAGAGTGATGGATAGTTTGGTAGCTAAAGCTCATAAGGCAAATGAACTCTTTGATAAATTAAACAGCAACATAAATCAATCATTCGAAATCAAAACAAAAGAGTTCGATAAACCTATAACACTACCATCTTTTTTATGATTAAGGACCAAGTTATTACCGATAGGTACGCAATGTATCACAGCGACAATATGTATGTGATGCCATCAATGCCAGACAACAGCATTGACCTTAGCGTTTATTCACCTCCTTTTGCTAAAAAGAATGGTGGTGCTTTATACAACTATTCAAGCTCTGTCAATGACCTAAGTAATTGCGAAACGCTCGAGCAATTTCTGGCACAATATGAATTCACTGTTTCTGAGATTGCCAGGATACAAAAGCCGGGAACAATTACGGCGGTCCACTGCACTGATACAATGGATTCTAAAACCGAGATCCTATTTGACTTCCCGCATGAGATCATAAAAATACATGCCAAGCATGGATTTGATTACAAGAATCGAATCACCATCTGGAAGGAGCCATTGAAGGTGAGAATGAGAACAATGGTTAGATCGCTCATGCACAAATTAATAGTTGAAGACAGCTCCAAATGCTTTACGGCATCACCGGACTACCTACTCATTTTTAAGAAGCGCGGCGAAAGAGAAGTGCCAGTTACCCATCCGGTAGGGCTTACTGAATACTTTGGTGAAACACCTATGCTACCAGCCATGCAAGAGACCTATGGAGATTTTGAAAGCCTTAAGAAAAAATTTAAAGGTTGGGCGGACCCAAAAACAAACAAGCTTTCTCACATCATCTGGCAGCGTTACGCCTCTTCGGTCTGGGATGATATCAGATTAGAGAACGTCCTTCCTTTCAGAGACAGCAAAGATGAGGATGATGAGAAGCATGTTCACCCGTTGCAGCTGGATGTAATTGATCGGTGTGTTGAACTATGGAGTAATCCGAATGATGTTGTCTTTACTCCTTATATGGGCGTGGGATCAGAGGTTTACAGCCCTGTTTCTCTTGGCCGTAGAGCAGTCGGAGTAGAGCTAAAGGAGACATATTTTAAGCAAGCTGTAATCAACCTTCAGCAGTGTAAGGAAAGATTTAAGGATGATTCACAATTAAGGCTGATATGACACACGGAAGCTTATTCTCTGGGATTGGAGGTTTTGACCTCGCAGCGGAATGGATGGGTTGGGAGAATGTTTTTCATTGTGAATGGAATGAGTTCGGGCAAAAAATATTAAAACACTACTGGCCAAAGGCTATAAGTTATGCAGACATTACCAAAACAGATTTCACTATTCACAGAGGACAGATTGACATACTTACCGGAGGATTCCCATGCCAGCCATATTCTCTTGCTGGCAAAAGAAAGGGCAAAGAAGATGAAAGACACCTCTGGCCGGAGATGCTTAGAACAATTAGAGAAATTCAACCGGTTTGGATTGTGGGAGAAAATGTTCCTGGCCTCATTAATTGGG